ACGCTTTCTATGCGACAGCGCTGGGACGACGCTGACTATCTTGCCAAGATGGTTTTTTGCAGTATGGTTCCTATAGAATGCAGAAACACAGATCGCGGTTATGGTATAGGAACACAATTGTATGCTGATGTAAATTTGCTAATAACTCTAGATACTACTACTCAAGTTGTAATGCTACAATCTGCTACAGACATGCATTGCAAGTTTAAAATGAGCTTTGAAAAATTTGTTTCTGAATTTTTTAGTAACGCTCAAATATAATTATAGCAATATAGTGTGATAAAACTTTATAAGTTGTATCTTTAATAATATGAATCTCTGCAAAAAACGGTATCTTGGCAATAATTACTTGCTAACCTACCATGCTGTACCAACTTCCCAACGGAAAATGTGTAGAGATATCTCTGGAGCAGTACCTCAGAATGAGTGATGAAGAGCTGGACATGTACATGGCATTTAACTCTGGCGAAGAGGTCAACGACCCCTTTGCGTTAAGTGTGCTGCGTCATGGCCCCAGTGTTGACAAAAGCGAAGATGATGACCTGGACTTCATACAAGAACTAAGACTCGAAGAAGACCTTGGCATTAAAGAACTTACAGACCTTCTACCTGAGGAAAAGCTATCAGACATTGACTATGCTGACCCTGAAGACTATTGACGCACCCTGCGCCTGACTATGATAAAACCAAAGCTTAAAACCTGCGCGTCGTGCGGGGAGGAGAGATACATCTGGAAAAACTTTGAAGGACAGAAGTTCTGCAAAGACTGCTGGATGCAGAAAGCACCGCCCAAACAAGCGCAAACCTCCAGGTTGATCAAACCTGTTTCTGACAAGCGCAAGCCTCTGGATCAACTGTACTCCAAGATGCGCAAGCAGTTTCTGGACCTTCCAGAAAACGCTACCTGCAGAGCCAAACTACATGTATGCCTGAACACAAGCAGGCAAGACCTGACGATTCATCACAGCAAAGGACGTGGCAAGTATTATCTTGACACCACCACCTGGATACCGCTGTGTCTCTCTTGTCACCGGTGGGTAGAGGAACACCCCGCTGACGCTAAAGAAATGTTCCTGACTGAAACCAGAGTTTAAACCCCATTCAAATGGAAGAACCATCATCACCAGGACCTTTTGGTCTGTTACACTTAGGAAGAGGCAGTTTTGGAGACGCTCTTTTAGCACTCAAAGAAGGTTACCGCGTCGCACGCAGTGGCTGGAATGGCAAGAATATGTTCATCTTTCAAAGACCACAAGATGAACTTACTCCTGCGTTCATTGTAGAAAGAGTAAAGTCTCTGCCTCAGTCTGTAAAAAACTTTATTTCTCAAAAGTACAACCATGAAACTCACTACTCCAGTGGTGAAGAAATCAAAGTAAAGTTTACAGCTTACTTGTGCATGTATGCTGCTGATGGAACCATTGTCAATGGATGGCTGGCTTCTCAGACAGACATGCTTGCAGAAGACTGGTCTATTTTATAACAGCTCAAAAACAACCTTTTAATCCCTTATGAAAAAATTTATTGGCTACTATATCATTGGTGCAAACACCTATGAAGATGCAAAAGCTGAAAGAGGACTCCTTTTATGGAGTGAAAGCAAACCTTCTTTTTTCAAACGTCTGTTCAACGCATTGCTCTTGGGTATCCACTGGGTGGACAAACCACGCACGCTTGCTGATCGCGGCAAGACTTCACAAAGTCTCAGCGGTGATACAGACAAAGCTTACACAGAAATGCAGAAGCTTACCCCTGTGACTGGTGACGTGCAACGTCCCGTGCGCAAGAACACCAGGCCCAAGCCTGAACTCAAAAACTAACAAACAACATGATGACTGAATTAACCAAACGTGAGTTGATTCAGCAAGATGCCCTCACGGCGGTGCGTAACAAACACCGCTGTGGCCTGGGCATTTCTGTTGGTGTAGGAAAAACCCTCATAGGACTACGCCACATGGAGCAAGAGTACACAGATGGTGCCACTAAGTTTTTAGTGGTAGCACCTAAGGTCAGCATCTTCCAGTCATGGAAAGATGATGCTGAAAAGTTTGGACTCAGCTACTTGCTGGAGCACATTGAATTTACTACCTATCTGTCCTTAGGCAAAAAATCCAGAGACTATGATGTAGTCTACCTGGACGAGTGTCACAGCCTTTTGTACACACACGACTTTTATCTGTCAACTTTTTCTGGCAAGGTCCTGGGACTGACAGGTACACCGCCACGTTTCAAAAAATCTGAGAAAGGTGAAATGGTGGACAAGTACTGTCCCATTGTTTATACTTACATTACTGACGATGCTGTTGAAGACAAGATCTTAAACGACTACCAGATCATCGTGCACAGCCTTCCGCTTAGCACCACCAAGAACCACAAGGTGAGTCTGAAAAAAGGTGGTTTCTTTATGACCAGTGAGCAGGCCAACTACGACTACTGGTCTGACAGGATCCTTTCTGCTACCAACGGGGCACAGCAAAAGATCTTTCGCATCATGCGCATGCAGGCTCTTATGCAGTTTTCTTCAAAAGAACGCTACGCCATGCGACTGCTCCAAATGTTTCATCAAAAGTGCATTGTCTTTTGCAACACCACCGATCAAGCGGACCGGATCTATCCTTGCTCTTACCATAGCAAAAACCCAGACAGCGAACGCAACCTGGAACTGTTCAAAAAAGGTGAGATCCTTTCGCTAACCTGTGTCCAACAACTCAACGAAGGTGTAAACATTCCTGACCTGGGCACCGGCATTATCCTGCACGCATACAGCAATGAACGCAAAAGCTCTCAGAGGCTTGGAAGGCTTCTTCGTCTGAGTCCAGACAAGAAGGCCACCATTCATATACTGATGTATGAGAACACCATCGATGCTGAATGGGTCAGCGATGCTCTCAGAGACCTGGATGCGGATAAGATCTTGTACACAGACCCCATGTTTTAAGCTGCCGTTTTACACTCACCTTATGCGCAACGCGGTTATTACTTTTACCAAAAAAGATGGACAGTTGGTCCCTGCCTCTGAAAGAGAAATGGGTAAGCTCAAACTGTTCAGTATGTCCATTAAAGACAAAGAGACCGTTGAGGTCTATATGTCGGTGTCAACACCCAACAACAAAACACTACCCCAGCTGGCAAGGATTCACGCCATGCTCAGAGAACTCTCTGGATTTACCGGTCACACACTGGACGAGATCAAAGATGAAATAAAAAGAAAGGCGGGCCTGTACACTGTGACAGGAACCCGCTCTGAGGATGTGGAGTTCAAAAGCTTTGCAGACTGTAGCAAGGATGAATTGTCAAAAGCAATAGAGACCTGTATTCAAATAGGTCACTTGCTGGGACATGACATTTACTAAAGAGAATCTTTAAGCATTTCTGCTGCCTCACTCTGCGATACTTGCACTACAAAACCTTCGTTTCTTGCGATGGTTTCAAACTCTTTTGCAAGAATCAGCAGCGTTTCATAGTGGTGCACCCATTCTTGCGTAATGTCTTGCAAAGACATTTGCTGATGCGCATCGTTGAGTTCATCTGCAGATTTACCTGCAATCATAAACCCTAGCGCATTCTGGATCCTTTTGTAGTATCCAGAGCTCATGGCAATGTTTACCAGCGCTTCCGGTTTGATAATGTCAATCATACCAGGGGCTGGTGTACGTGAATTGTTGTTTTCATTCTCCATTGAAATACTAATTAAGTCTACAAAAATAAGAAAGAAGCACACTAAGTTCTACACCACATGCAAAATAAAAATGTACCCTCACTCACTCACGACCAAATTGTTGACAAACTGCAGGAAATGCTTAGACCTTCTGGTTGGCACAACCTGCTCAAAGGTTTCTTAGTATCAGAAGACTTTGAAAAAATCATTCTCACCTTAGAAACGCTTGTGAAAGAAGACAAAAGGTTTACTCCCCCTTTAAAACAAGTTTTCAGAGCCTTTCAGGAGTGCCCTCTTGAAAATCTTAAGGTAGTCATTATCGGTCAAGATCCGTATCCACAACTAGGCGTGGCAGATGGCATTGCTTTCAGTTGTGGTAACACGATGAAAATGGAAGCTTCTCTTCGCTACATCCATAAAGCTGTTATTGACACTGTTTACCATGGTCAATTAGACATAAAAGAACTGAGTCCTGACCTAACCCGTTGGGCCAACCAAGGCGTATTGCTTATGAACACTTCTCTGACAACAGAGATTGGTAAAATTGGCAAGCACTTGGAACTATGGAAAAGTTTTACAGCTTACGTTATAGATATGATTAATACCCAAAAAAAGGACATTGTCTGGGTCTTTTTGGGTAAAAAAGCTCAAGAGTATAGTGACCTAGTTGATGACCACCGGCACAGAAAACTCTATGCATCACATCCTGCATCAGCAGCGTATCAAAGGGAACAGTCCTGGAACTGTAACGACATCTTCAACGAAGTTAATAAAAACCTTGTAGAACTGCAATACCCCCCTGTCAAGTGGTAATAACCCTGTTTTTTCTGTAGACCATTTTTTGTTTTGGTCTACAAAATTCGTATCTTTACACCTGTTCCGTATTCTACATGTTTAGACCACCCCTTACTGAAACCACACCTTCAGCTACAAATTCAAAAAACATGGCGCAAACAGCATCACACATGGGTGGTGCTACCCCTAAAAAACCCTGGAAACGCTATGGAGATATCATGTCTGACAGCATTGAATATCTCACCAGGCGTTCACAAGGGTCTCTTAAATCACTAAAAACTCAATGGCCCACCTTCAACAAGATAGGTCTTGACGGCATTGAGTGGCAGTCACTGTATGTGATTGCTGCAAGACCTGGTGTAGGTAAGACACTGATCGCAGCTTCCCTTACCAGAGAGTTGCAGGTGCTCAACCGTGACCAGGATTTTGCTGTGCTGCATTTCCAGTTTGAGATGCTGGGTCGCAACATGGCAATGCGTGAGCTCTCCAGTGCAACCAACATGAACATCCGTTACATGCAAAGTGCACAGGACGATGGATTGCCCCCGCTAACTGCCGTAGACCTGAAACGACTGGAGGAATACGCTTCCAAACAACACACGCGTGAAGAGTTTGTCATTGACAAACCTTTGAGCGTTTCTCAGATGGAAGACGTGATCATGAGTTTTCACAATGACGTAAGAAAACCGGTAGTGATCACACTGGACCACACACTGCTTGTTAAGCAAGGTGCGTCCGAAACCAGCAGACAACAAACCCTGCAAAACTTGGCAACAATGATGACAGAAATAAAAAACAAGCTTCCTGTTACTTTTCTGATTCTGACACAGCTCAATCGTGACATTGACGACGCAGAACGACAAAAACCAGGCATGTTGAGCAACTATCCCACAGAAGCTGATGTGTTTGGTAGTGACTACCTGTTGCAGTGCGCTGATGTAATGATCGCCTACAACCGTCCTGCCAAATACAACCTTGCTCTCTATGGCCCGCAGCGTTTTGAAATCACAGACAAATACCTGCTTGCTCAACATGTTCTAAAAAACCGCTTTGGAGAACCCGCCATCTACTGGTACAAGGCTCAGTACGAGACCATGACCATTGCAGAAGCACCAGTACCCAGAATGATTCCAAAAAAATAACTTAAAACAAATTCGCATCGCATGACAACCGCAACAATCGACAAACCTAAACGACACATCTCTGCTATTACAGCAGAGTACCGCGCCTTCTGGCAACCCTTGTTTGACCACATGGGTCTCACCAATCCTCAGTTTGGTGCTAAGCTCTGCTACCTGGGCAGAGAGTTTTCTACTGACGGGTCCCGTGTACCTGGCATCAGGTTCTTTCCCAATGAACTCAACAACGGTGCAGACTACTACACTGAGTTGTTTGACTGGGATCAGAACCGCTTTGACCCTGCCAACCGGTCGCTGTACAGGCTCAAGCATGATCCAGACTGGCAGAGCAAATCTCACAAGTATATTGAGGCTGTTTCTGAAAAGCTCCCTACCAGCACGTATGCTGTGAGGCTTTCAGATTTTGAGCTGATCAACACCACGGACGCCAAAGCACTGACCCCTGAGCTCAAAAAACCAGTGGCTGCTGAAAAAGCACCTGAGTTGTTTTCAGAAATTGGCCTGGACCTGGAGTCACAAATGACTGAAATGTTCAGTGACAAAGAAGACAACCACTACTCGTCCATGACCATCAGGGATCTGTACTGCATGCTTCAGAACGTTCCTTTGAGCAACAAAAAATGGTTAAATCAACTCATTACATCTGGTAAACAATGGCGACAACTACCGTAAGCACAGGCATCGTCCTTCCCACAGGTGTGGTGAAGGCTATCACCAAAAGCCCCAAGAACCTGATCATCTTCTCAAAACCCAAGGTGGGTAAAACCACTTTGCTCTCCAAGCTTGAGAACTGTTTGATCATTGACCTGGAGAGTGGCACTGACTACATTGACGCAATGAAGATCAAAGCGTCCAACGTGACAGAACTCAGCAACATTGTGCGCGCCATTCAGGAAGCAGGAAAGCCCTACAAGTTCATTGCTGTAGACACCATCACTGCCCTGGAAGAAATGTGCATACCACTTGCAGAGTACAACTACTCCAAAAGCTCGATGGGTACCAACTGGTTCAAAGAAGGCGGTGGTAAACAAAAGTATGGGTCCATTCTCAACATGGCCAATGGTGCAGGCTATCCATGGCTTCGCCAGGCGTTTGAGACCATGGTCAGCATGCTCAAAGGACTTGCCCCGCATGTGATCCTGGTAGGACACATCAAAGACACCTTGCTGGAAAAGAACGGTGCAGAGTTCAACTCTCTGGATCTGGATCTGACCGGCAAGCTCAAGCGCATCACCACCTCAAACGCTGATGCTATTGGCTATTTGTACCGCAAAGGCAACCAAAACATCTTGAGCTTCAAAACCTCTGATGAAATTGCCTGTGGTGCCCGTCCAGAACATCTTCGCAACGCAGAGATCGTGCTCTCTGAGATACAGGAAGATGGCAGTGTAGTGACACACTGGGACAAGATTTTCATTGACTGAACAACCAACCAACAACCTAAATTTTAAAAAACATGTTTACATCCAAAAATTTCAACCCCAACGCAGGAGGCAGCTATCCTAAGATCATGAACCCTGGTACCAACTATTGTCGCATTGTTGACATGAAACTGGACCGTCCACCTTACACTCCTGAAAAGGAGCCTTACTTTGTCGTGCTGACACTGGAAGGTGTGGATCTGGGCGATGACTTTCAGGGTATTGCCATTGACAAGAACGATCCTTCGCGTGGCAACTACCGCGGTCAGATCGCCAATGTGCGTTCAGGACGTTATCCTTTCACCACCTACACCTACAATGGCAACACCATTCAGCGTGACGACCAGATCTTCCGCTGGGTCAACAACCTGGCTAAGCAACTCGGTGTACTGGAGCAGATGAATGCTGACAACGTAGAGGCTAACACCATCGAGGAGTACGTCGAAGTGGTAAAGCGCTATGTGGTCAACCCAGAACTGTGGGCACATCACACCATCGGTGGTCAGGAGTACTTCACAGAAGGGTACGACAAACCCAATTACCGCATGTTCTATCCAAAGCCTGAGGGTAAGCTGCTTCCTTTTGCAGCAATGGAAGATGAAAACGGTCAGCCTTTGAACCTGCTCAACTTTGATCGTGCCAAGCACATCGTGGTAAAAGCAGATGAAACTGCTGAGACAGTAACAGGGTTCCCAGGTCAGAACGGCACACCAATGCCAATGCCAAGCATCCCTCAGATGCCTATCATGCCACAGGGTAACACTGCTGTGGCTGACCTGCAGCTTCCCTAATCTTTAACCCAACAACAGAACTAAAGGGGTGGGAAGTGTTCCCATCCCTTTTTTTTCTGTTCTATCCGCAACAGATATGTTTTCAAGCAAACACTTCATAGAAGATGTCAATCATGTTCCAGCAACCTGGATCTTTGAAAACTACCTGGGGCTGCCAGAACCTCTGACAGGTCAGCGGGTCCGCATCAACTCTTTGTTCAACCCCAACGACAAGACACCGTCTATGTACTTGTACTACAACAAAGACTCAGAATCCTACCGCTACAAATGCTTCTCCACCGGCAAGGGAGGCAGCGCGGTAGATCTGATGATGCACCTGTGGAATATGCCCTTCTTAGACGTTTCCAAAAAGATCATCACTGACTATGTGGCTTATCAACGCTCTGGTAAAATCTGTGAGACCAGGGTCATTGAATACTCACAATGGCAGGTAGCGCACTACAAAGTAAGACAGTGGAACACCCATGACGCGTCCTTCTGGGGCTCCTACAATATCTCCAGTGCGCTTTTGGAACAGCATCATGTAGTGCCCATTGAGCGCTACGTAATGCAGAAGAAAACCTCCAATAAGATTGACCAGGAGTTTGAAGTCGTCAGCAAGCATATCTACGGATACTTCACAGCTGAAGGCAAACTCTATAAGATCTACCAACCCAAGAACCGTGAGCGCAAGTTCATCAAGCTTTGTGATTACACCCAAGGGTACGACCAGCTTGAGAACAAACCTTTCCTGGTCATTGCTTCCTCACTCAAAGACTGCCTTGCCATCAAAAGCATGAAGCTGAACTGCGATGTGATAGCACCTGACAGTGAGAACACACTGCTCAGCGATGAGATGATGACCGAGTTCAAGCAAGTCTACCATGCCATTGTCACTGTTTTTGACAGCGACCAGGCAGGTATCCAGGCAATGCAGACCTACCAGAAAAGACATGGACTGCCTTTTGTCTACATTCCTTTGGAAAAAGACATTGCTGATGTGGTGAAGATCCATGGCATTCAAAGAGCCATGATAGAGTTTGTCCCCAGGCTGGATAGAGCGGTGGAGGCTTACTATGAACCTGTGCAGGAAGTTGGTAAGTTGTAGAGATTTGGCTATTTTTGTAGAGCTTACTTCAACCCCTATGAACCACTGGACATACGCGCCCACCGACAAGGTCGTTCTGCAACTGGAAGACCTTCCCAACCACGACGAAGTTGTTGGTTTTGTTTACAAGATCACCAACCTGAAGACTGGTAAATTTTACATTGGCAAAAAAAGTCTTCACGCTACAAGGAAGACCAGACTATCCAAGAAAGAAAAAACAACAACAGGCACCAGAAAGATCTTTAAGCGTGTTGTCAAAGAGTCTGACTGGCTCACCTACCATGGTTCTTCAGCTGACCTGAAACATGACGTAGGCAAACTTGGACCTGAATTTTTCAAAAGAGAAATCCTTGAGCTCTGCTGCACCAAAAAGTACCTGACCTATTGCGAGTTGTCCTATCAGATCAAGCACGATGTTCTGAAGTCTAACAGCTACAACGGCAACATCCTGGGCAGGTACTATGGCAGAGACATGGAGAACTGCAAATGCTAAGCAATTATAGAAATTACAAACATGGCTACACCAAAGTTTATCGCCCCAAGCATCTCCTTTTCAGATCGTATGCAAAAGGAGGAGGAGTTTTTCTCCAAACCATTTTTACTGTCGTATTCAGGACTGAACAGACTTTTGTACAGTCCTGCACTTTTCTACAACCACTACGTGCTAGGTCAGCGCGATGATGTTGAAGACCGCAACATGATTGAAGGCAAGCTGATACACTGCTTACTGCTCAATCCAGAAAACTTTGACAAAGAGTTTGTGCTCAGTGCGACAGACATTCCTTCTGACAATCCACGTCAGCTTTTGAACACGCTGTTTGCACACTACAAAGAACTCAAAAAGCACGACCCTGAAGATACGCGTGAAGACCTGCACGAGTTCAACGGTGCAATCATTGATATTCTCAGTGACATGAACCTGTATCAGTCTTTAAAGACCGACACACAGCGTCTGGAAAAGATCATCACTGAGAAGCATGTCTCTTACTGGGACTACCTCAAAAAGTCACAAAACCGCACCATCATTGACCATGATACCTACACGTTTGCAAACAGTGTAGTGGAAAAGATCAAGAACACACCTTCTGTCATTGATGTGATGGGCTTCTTTGAAGACCCGTTGCGTGGCATCACCAAGCAAAATGAAGTAGAGCTGGTAAAGTTTTCAGAGAAACACCCCTTTGGTATTCGTGGTTTTATTGACAATTTGGTGATTGACCCTTCCACAAAGACCATCAAGGTCAACGACCTGAAAAAGTCCAGCAAGGATATCAGCTCTTTTAAAGATTCTATTGAGTACTATCGTTATTATTTACAAGCTGCGATCTATTACAGATTAGTAGAGGATGTTTACTTGAGCCGTCCTGAGTACAAGGACTTTACCATCACATTTCGTTTTGTAGTGGTAGATCCTTACATGCAGATCGCACCCATTAGGGTGTCATCGCTTAAAATGCAGGAGTGGTTGGAAATCCTTGATCAAAAACTATTGCAGGCAGCCTATCACTTTGAGCAAAGAGAGTTTGACCTACCCTATGAGTTTTTGACCAATACTGAAGTTGTACTATGATATCACAAATCTATCAGAAGTACTTTCAAAAATCTTTCACCTTTCTGTATCCGCTGCTTGGCTTCAAAAAAGGAAAGCACCCTAAACCCACACAGACCTATGTATGCTGGGAGGGTACCGACTTTAGTGTAGAAAAACGCAAACTGATCTGCGTTTTTGAAAAACAAAATACAGAAGAATGGAAAAGCTTTGAGATGAACTACCTGGTCACGCACAAAATGCTAGAACAGATTGTGGCTATTGATGAAAAAACTGTGATATATGTCTTTGACATGAATATTTTTGCAGCAGATTATGACCGGTTTGTCAAAGGCAAATACTCAACAATGTCTGTTCAGGTCAAGAAAATACTAACAGACTACTATGGTACCCACACACCAGAGTGGGTGTATATAGAATCCTTTTTGTTTCCTGGCAAATACTTCAAGCAATACGCAGAGATCCTGGACATAGAAGAACAAGTGCTCAAAGATGTAGGGGAACTCTGTGACCTGCTTGACATTACAAAAGAAACCTGCACTGTGAAAGTTCCTCAAGACACCGTGTAGTCCACTTAACCCTTAAACTCAACCTTTCAAAAACAACCTATGACGCTTCCAAAGCACACCCAAAACATGTTCGTATACAGCACTGACTGGTACGGACGTAAGTCTTTTCGCATGCTTCCAGCATCAGAAGACTGTCCTTTCAACGAGGTGATCTACGATCCCAACACCGGCGTGTTGGCAGTGATCAGCCGTGACAAAAAGGACAAGCCGCAGATGCTGCCCAAGCTTACAGAAAAAGGACAGGTGATCCCTCTCAAACCTGTAGCCAACGACACACAGCAGCGCTATGTGGAAGAACGCCGAATCCTGGAAACGTACTACGAGTACTACCTCGATGACAAGCAGGACATTCAAAACTTCATCAACATGTTTGCACTCAATGCTGATCATCCATCCATTGCGGTGATCAACGAAGAAAAACAAACACAAGCTTAATGCAAAGACAGCGAAAGTTCTGGGTAATGGACTATGAGACCATTGTGAACTGCTTTGTCGCTGTGTTTACTGCTTATGACTCTGACGAGCAGCATGTCTTCGCTGTCAACCGTGACAGAAACGACATGCCTGCTTTTCTGAGCTTCCTGCAGCAAAACATTCAGAGCAAAGACTGGCACTTTGGTTATAACAACCTGTCCTTTGATGCTCAGGTCACTGAGTACATCTTACAGAATGCAGCCTACTTTAATGGTAGAACTGCAGAAGAAATCACCACGACAATTTATCAGTACGCCCAACATGTCATTGGCAAGTCTGATCGCAAGGAGTTTCTTGATTATCCAGAATATAAGCTGAGCATTCCTTGTGTGGACATCTTCAAGCTGAACCATTGGGACAGTAACGCTAAACGTACTTCTCTGAAATGGGTCCAGTTCTCCATGGACTGGGACAGCGTTGAAGAAATGCCACATCCCCATTACAATCCTGTTGACACCAGCGAGGAGCTGGAGAGCGTCATCAAGTATTGTATCAACGACGTGCGCAGTACGCGCAACATCTTCTTGATGAAAAACTCCAAGGGAGAGCAGGTCATGGCTTCGCAGATCAACCTGCGGGCTGAACTCAGCTCTACCTACAATCTCACCCTGTACAGTGCCTCAGAGCCCAGAATTAGCAAGGAGATGTTCTTGCACTTCTTAAGTGAAAAGCTGGGCAGGGATAAAAAAGAGATCAGGAACATGCGCACGGAGCGCTCTCACGTCACTGTGAGAGACATCATACTTCCCTATGTTCGCTTTTCTACCCCAGAGTTTACCAGTGTACACAACTGGTTTAAGTCTCTGGTGGTAGATACAGCAATCATGGATGAAAGTGAGGAGACGCAAAAAGCAAAAGGTCCCAAGCACCGCGTCACCTTCAAAGGCGTTCCCACAGACTATGGTTTGGGTGGACTGCACGGTTGCGCTGCATCCGGTATCTACACTGTCACAAAAGGCAAGAAGATCCTGTCTGCAGATGTCACAAGTTTTTACCCCAACTTGGCGATAAAAAACCAGTGGGCACCTGCTCATATCCCCAAGGGGGATTTCTGTGAACTGTACGAGTGGTTCTTTGAAGAACGCAAAAAGTACCCCAAGTCTTCACCACTCAACTACCTGTTCAAGATTATCTTGAACTCCACCTACGGCCTAAGCAAGAACAAGTATTCGTTCCTGTATGACCCTGAGTTTACTTTCAGGATCACCATCAACGGACAGCTTCTGCTCTCCATGCTCTATGAGATGATTGCTACCAGGATCCCTGGCGCGCAGCCTTTGATGCAGAACACCGACGGTCTGGAGTTTTTGATAGATGAAGAACATGAAGTATTGTTCTACCAGATCTGTAAAGAATGGGAGACTTTGACACAGCTTCAGCTGGAAACAGTGGAGTACCAGAAGATGATCATTGGTGATGTGAACAACTACATTGCCATTGACACTGCAGGTAAGACCAAGTGTAAAGGCAGGTTTGAGTTTGAAGAACTGCCGCTGCACAAAAACAAAAGCATGCTGATCATCCCCAAGGCATGGTACGCCTACTTTGTGCATGGCAAAGACCCCGCAGAGTTCTTGCAAGAGAACCGCAACATTTATGACTACTGTGCCGGTGCCAAACTCAGAGGTGACTGGTACTTTGAAAAACACAGCATTGACAATTTAGAGTTCTCAAAAACAAGGTTACAAAAACTGGTGCGCTACTACATCTCTAACAAAGGATGTAAGATCATCAAGTGCAATCCTGATGGCAGAGAAATTCAACTGGAAAGTGGCAGATCTCTTCAGACTATTTTCAACAAACATGAGCACAAGCCCTGGTCTGAGTATGATGTCAATGAGACATTCTACCTGGACAAGATCTATGAAGAGATCAAGAAGATTGAGAAGTCGTCTTCTGTGCTACCTAAAATTCATCAAAACATCCAACTCTCATTTTTTTAATTATGAAAAGAACCATTAGCGGCATGATGGCGTACTCCAAGATGATTGGATCAGCGCTGCCTGCAAAAACTGACACCTACACACCCATTGCTCACACTGCAGTTATCAACCGTGTGAGAAGTGAGATCACATCCTCTGGCTACATCATCACCGGTGAAGAGTACCGCGCCACCAACGACGGTCAGGTGGCCGTTGGTACATTTCGCATGAACTACAAAGCTGACCCAGACATTGAGCTGAGTGCAAATTTTCTGAACTCATATAACAAACAGTATGCGTTTCGCTTCAGCCTGGGCGGTCTTGTCAAAGTGTGCAACAACGGTATGATGCTGTCAAACAGCAAGTTTGGCGCCTACAAGCGCATGCACAAAGGCTCTGCAGATATACTAGCAGAAGGTAAGATCGCTGAGTTCATTGGTGACTCAGAACATTACTGGAGCACGCTTGTACAGCACAAAGACAAACTCAAAGATGAGTTGTTGACCACCACCGCCCAGCATGACATTCTGGGTGAGCTCTTCTTTCAGAAGAAGATCTTAAACACCATGCAGCTCAACACCATTCGTTCAGAAATGCTGCGTCCCAGCTTTGACTACAAAGTGGACAGGGATTCTGCGTGGGCGTTATACAACCACATCACCATTGCCCTGAAAGACTCTCACCCTTCTGATTGGATGAACCACCAGACACAGGTGCACGAGCTCTTTGAAAGGATGCTTGACCTGGAAGACAGCACCGAAGTAGAACCTGTGGTAGAACCTATGGTAGAAGCGGAAGCTATGAGTTCTGAACTGATAGAGCTTCCTTTTTAAGTCCACAAACAAATAAAAAGAGAGGCATTGCGTCCTCTCTTTTTTTTTGTTTTTAAATCCTCAGACCTATGCGACCTAAAGACCTTATTGAAGAAGCTTACCGCAAGCTTCGCAACAAGCAGACGCGCATCAACAAGTTTTATATACTAAAACGTTACCTGCGCATGAAGTACAGGCTAGAGATATCCAAGTCCTGTTTATATAACAGAATCAAAACTTATTTAAAAACATCATGAAAACACCTGTAAATCTTATTGGCATCTCTGGCAAAATAGGTTCTGGCAAAGATACTGTTGCCCAGATCATCCAGATACTTACATCATATCCATATTTTTTTGATAATGAAACAATTGTGCACTTTTTGCAATCTGAACCTAAACATGAAATCTTTAAAGATTGCGATACATGGAAAATTAAAAAGTTTGCAGGTGTACTTAAAAAAATAGCTTCAATATTGACTGGTATTCCAGTAAAAATGTTTGAAAGTCAAGAATTTAAAAAGACAGATCTTGGTCCTGAATGGGCTTATTTTCATCCTGAACATTGTTGGGACGATGATTCACCCGTGTACACACGTATGTCTGTAAGACAATTTTTGCAAAAACTTGGTACAGAAGCTATGCGCGACGGTCTTCACCAAGACACTTGGGTAAACGCAACCTTTGCCAAATACAAACCAGATGTTGACAAATGGATCGTCACTGACACACGTTTTCCTAATGAAGCAGTGTCTATACAAGAACGCGGTGGTGTATTGCTTCGTATCAACCGCAATACAGACACTGGCGATCACCCTTCTGAAACTGCACTGGATGATTACAAGTTTGACTATATAATAGAGAACGATGGTGATCTTGTGAGTCTTGTAGAAAAAGTGAAAGTATTTTGTGAGACTTGCAAAATTATTAAACCCATAAAATGATGCAAAAAAAAATATTCTATTTAATAGAGAAAGATTTTGTTGAGTACATTATAGAAGCAACTGATCACCCCAACAACAAAGTCTTTGTGTTGAAAAGATCTGTTTCTAAAACGTGGGCTGAAGACGTAAAAGCAAAAACCATCCTTACAGTGTATGGTAATGGTGATGAATACAAGTTCAAGTGGGAAGAAAAGCAAGGTAGCAAGTTAGACTTTGCAACAACTGTAGAACTAACGCTCATGCTTAATTTTCTGAACACTTACGATAACGACAAACCTACAAGCTACAGCATTGTTGAAGCCACTAATTTTACCAAGCTGCTCTGAAAACAAAAAAGCCTCCTGAAAAGGAGGCCTTTTTTAAAGTCTTACAATAAGTTTTTAAGCTTCATTTACAGACAAACTGCCATTAGATGCAAGGTAAATTTTGCGGATATTCTCAGGACGGTTGTTGTACAAAGGACGTCTGACTTGTGAAATCCTCGACTTGTCTATGCGTACCACAGAGACTTTGTTACCCTGGTTGCCACCCAGTACATGAAAAGCTTTGTCATCTTCACCCACATAGATACCAACATGCCCGCCACCTTTGCGCGTGAACGTCAGCACATCTGCAAGCATTGCCTGGCTTGCGTCTACCTGCTCTCCAAACTGATTCCAAGAGAGCGCTCTTAATGGGATTGAAGGAACAGGTCTGCCTGCCCTGTGCATCACCACAGCCATGAACAAACCACACCATGGTATTTCATCGCTGGTATAGGTGCCTTGCAGACCTGTTTCTTTAGCCCATCCCATAATGACAGGGTTGTGCTTTGGACCCACTGTTTCTTCAGTTCCGTACAGCTCAATAGCTTTTAGCAAGTGTCTGGGTGCAGCTTCCTGACCCAACCATAAAAGGTTCTTAGGCAGTTTCATCCTTTAATCCATTTTTTTAAAAAGGTTTCCTTTGCAACACCTACAAAAAGATGTCCAATAAAAAACAAAACACCACATGTAGGGTTCAATACAGCAACAGCAACCGATGCCACACTTATTTTGCAAATCTGAAAAAAATGCTCAGCATCTGTTAGAAACACAAAAAATGTAGCACTATAAGGAAAACGTTCTTCTTGAGGCATTGCAATTCCAAAGTGATACCACTTGTTTGTGTAAGGCTTTAAATTGTTACCATCTAAAGCCCATTTGTTTTTCCAAGAGTTACTACTATTCCATTTGGAAAAGTTGCCACTCCACTGTCCTCTGATGCATTCATCTTCCATTTCATTAAAAATCATGAACAAAAATCCCAAAAACAAAAAGACAAGCCCTATCATAGTAACTTAAAAGTCTTGAGTACAAACAGATACAATGCTCCACTTGTAACTACAAGCAATGCTGATAAAATTAACCATGACGTTATGGCAAAGACTTCAGAAAACTGTAGAACTCCTTTGTGTTTTTTTTCTTTTATCACAACTTGTTTTTTACTGTCTTCTATTTAAGTCTGATTTTCCAATAACTGGAAACGCCTAACTGTGCAGGTTCTCTACCATTAGTAAGTATGTGCGCACCATAAACGCGGTCTTTTTTGTCTTTGTATAACAAACCGCCTTGAAGAGTCATACTGGTAAGAGTAGTGTTCACAGAAAGACCACCCCCAGCATAGAGCTGACGTTTGGGAGGTAGCGTGACCGTCTTTGTGATAACAGGAATGCTGTACGAAAGCAGGTACTGGTGTTGCTTTAACCGGTTATACTGGATCGTGTCATGCAGGATTACAAAGCCAAACGTATCCAGCAACAACGTATCTAAGTAGATGTTTCTGACAGAGTAGCTACGGGCCAGTGTTTCAAACTGAATTTTGAGTTGAGTATAACAGGTGTCTGGAATAAACACAGAGTCACCAGGAAGCCACATGGTGTCTGTCTTGACAAGGGTTACATATTTTGTAATTACAGTGTCTTTGTAAACATAGTGTGTGTCTACATCTACAATAGTAGTAGGCTCAGGTGTCGGTTGTGGACTAGAGCACTGACGCTGCAGGAAAATGATCGCCACTAACAGGGCGATGATTAGTAAAAGGTGTTTGTTCATTATTCGGTGGTTGGTTCTGGCTTTGACACAGTGGTTTTTGATCTGAGAGAAAACTTATCAAGCGTGTCAGCACCCATGCCAATGGCAGTGATGATCACTACTGCGTCCACTAAAGCATCTGAGGGATCTATTTCCTTGTGAGAAATCCCACTTGCCAGCATTGTGACGCACAGTGTTAGCGCACCCACAATAGCAATAACAGGCTTCACAGAAACATTGCCACGCTCGTCTTTGGTAAGCTCAGTAAGCCACTTGATAAACTTTTTCATTTCTTGTTTTTGCTTTTAGGCTTTGTAAAGCCTTCTTCATCCCTTTGAAGGATGGCAGGTGAACGGTCCCACGCGTTGGGATTACCTGGCAGCGGAGTTTCAGGATAAGAAGAACGCTCACTGCTTCTAAGGATGACTCCTTTGAGCATCTCAACGTCTTCCTCCAGCTGCTCAATTTTAACCCTGTCTGCACTCTGCTGGGTCAGCAGGATTTTGATGTCTGCACGCATTTCTGTGACGTCGCGCCACAAAAGCATGCCTACAATGGCAATGAGAACAGGACTTGCCCATTCTTTTAAAATGGAGATGACCTCTTCCTTAGGATACTTATCAGATTTTTGCATAGGTGGAGAATAAAAAGACTAAAAATTTAACAGAAACTCTCACACCTCCCTCTCTTATAATATACGGTTTTTTGCACAATTCATTAAAGAAAGTCTACAAAATATTTTGGATGTCTACACAAACACGCGATATTTGTAGCCCAGTTTTTTACGCTATATCGTTGGCGTTTGGTGCTACTTTTTGTATCTTATTAGAGCAGGAGAAGCTTCAAACTCCCGACCCTAACGACCTGGAAAGTGCAAACTTTGCCAGGTTTTTTTGCCATTAGTGTTTTTACAAAACTGTAAACTGCATCACCTTAACCACTTATACATCCACCCTAATTAAGAAATACCACTATGGGCATCTTTGACAAACGCGTGGCGTTTAAGCCATACGAATATCCTGAAATCATCAAGTTCAGGGACGCTATCAAACACAGTCGATGGGACGTAGAAGAGTTCAACTTTGACTCTGACGCCTTTGACTTCAAACACAAACTGTCTCCTCAAGAAAAGGAGGCGATCAAACGGACCTTATTGGCCATCTCACAGATAGAAGTATCTGTAAAAACCTTCTGGGCTAAGCTGGGTGAGCACATCCCTAAGCCAGAATTTAACTCTGTAGGGATCACCTTTGCAGAAAACGAGGTCGTTCACTCTGAAGCCTACAGCAAGCTGCTGGAGGTACTGGGTCTGAACGACGAATTTGACATGCTCCTTCAGAACCCTGTCATTGGAGGCCGCGTAGAGTACCTGACCAAATACCTGAGAAACTCAGGTGAGAACGCCAAGCAAGTTTACACCCTAAACCTAGCGCTGTTCTCCATGTTCATTGAAAACGTTTCGCTGTTCTCTCAGTTTGCCATCGTGAAGTCTTTCATTGAGAAGAAAAATCTCTTAAAAGAAGTGGACACCGTCATTGAGGCAACCATGAAAGAAGAGATCATACACGCTCAGCTGGGCATGCACGTCATCAACCTGATCAAAAAAGAGTATCCTGAATGGTTTGATGAAGACTTTTACCAGAAGATCTACCGCGCCTGCCGCAAGGCTTTTGAAGCAGAAGTTCGCATTATTGACTGGATCTTTGAGCAAGGCGAGATAGACTCTATCTCTAAAGAAGCAGTAGTAGAGTTCATCAAGTCGCGTTTCAATGCATCGCTCAAAGCTATTGGCGGTGACGAGCTTTTTGACATTGACCAGGACTTGCTTAGTGAGCTGTACTGGATGGTGGAAGCCATCTATGGGTACGTACGCAATGACTTTTTCAACACCCAGGGAACCAACTACACCAAGTTCCAAAAATCCATCACCAGCAAAGACCTTTTTTAATCATGGAATCAACACCTTCAACAACACACATGGATTGGTACACACCCCTCAGTCAGGAATTTATGGGGCGTGGGTACTTTCACAACGACGAGAGCATTGAAACAAGGATCAATGCCATAGCAGATCTGGTAGGTGACACGTTCCAGGACGAAACACTCAGAACAAAGGTCAGAGAGTATATTACGCGGGGGTACTATGTACTACCCTCTCCAGTATGGTCCAACGCCGGCACCAAGCGTGGCTCAGGTATATCCTGCTTCAACACGCACATCTCTGACAGCATAGAGTCCATTGTCAGGGCCAATGCTGAAGTAGGAATGCTATGCAAGATCGGCGGAGGCACATCTGGCTACTTTGGTGAGCTGCGTCCTGCAGGTGCTGCTATTTCCACAGGTGGAGAAACACACGGGGCAGTGCACTTCATGCAAATGTTTGACATCACCAAGAACGTCATCTCTCAAGGTAACGTAAGACGCGGTGAGTTTGCTGCTTATCTTGATATCACCCATGGTGACATCAAAGACTTTCTCAGAATCAACGGTGAGGGTCACAAACTGCAACGTTTTCCTTTTGGCGTCTGTGTTCCTGATAAGTGGATTGAAGAGATGAAAGCCGGTGACATGGATAAACGTGAGCTGTGGGCTATGGTGCTTGACTCACGCAACCGCACCGGTTTTCCTTACATCTTCTTCACTGATAACGTCAACAACAACACCGTGGACGTGTACAAGCACAAGTCAAGGATCAATTCTTCCAACATGTGCACAGAGATTCTGCTTCCTTCTACAGAAGAAGAAACCTTTGTATGTGACCTTGTGGGCATGAACCTGGTCAAGTTTGACGAGTGGAAAGACACAGACGCTGTGGGTGTGGCTGTCTATATCGCAGACGCTGTACTGCAAGAGTTCATTGACCGTTACGAACACACACCCTTTATTGAGCGTGCCGTTCGTTTTGCAAGACGTCACCGCGCCATTGGTATTGGTGCATCAGGCTATCACTCATACCTGCAAAGCAAGATGATTGCCTTTGAGTCCATGGAAGCCAAGATGACCAACATGCAGATCTTTAAGACCATACAGGAACAAGCCTGGGCTGCATCCAAGGAGATGGCTGAGCGTTTTGGAGAACCTGAAATGCTTGCAGGCTATGGAAGACGACACACAACACTTACTGCCGTTGCACCTAACACCTCGTCGTCTTTCATCATGGGCCAGCAGTCTCAGAGCATTGAACCTTACACGTCCAATTACTATATCAAGAAGACTGCAAAGGTCAAGCACGCTGTAAAGAACCCTTACCTGAAGAAGCTTTTGGAACAGAAAGGCCAGGACAGCTTTGAGGTGTGGGAGTCTATTTTGCAGCGATCCGGTAGCGTGCAGCACCTGGATTTTCTCACAGCAGAAGAAAAGCTGGTCTTCAGAACCTTTGTGGAAATCTCTCAGATGGAGATCATCATTCAGGCAGCTGCCCGTCAGAAGTACATTGACCAGGGACAGAGTCTGAATCTGATGATCCACCCGCAGACACCCACCAGGGACGTAAACACGCTGATCTTGAAAGCCCACGAGCTGGGTGTAAAGACGCTGTATTACCAGTTAGGACAGAACGCCGCCCAAGAGTTTGCGCGTGATATTCTTAGCTGTGAATCCTGTGCAGGATAAAGACCCACTCAAGTTTTAAAACCAACCATCAAACGCTATGAAAGATTTGTATGACTTTCTGGTAAAGAACAAAGTCAGTCCCAACGGATTGTTTGTGCTGCACTGCACACACAACGGGTACATGTACCCCAACTATGTGAACTTTAACCATGAACAGTACCGCCTTGAGATTACCGGTCATCTTATCAAAGAGAACACCGGTATCAGCACTGTGTACAAGATCACAGAAAAAGGCCTCCACCTGCTCAGGGAAGCTGAGCACACCTTGACAAAAATGAAGCGAGCCAAGAAAGCCATTCCTTTGCAAGAGTGGGAAGACAACGTTGTTAAGTACAACGAAATGTTTCCCAAAGGCAAGAAGGAAGGTTCTTCTATAAGCTTTCGCACTAACCCGCGTGAGCTTATGGACCGCTTTATGTGGTTCTTCAAAGAGTACCCTGAGTACACCTGGGAGCACGTGTTCCAAGCCACAGAAAAATACGTGAACACCTTTGATGAAGCCAGTGGGTTTACCTACATGCAAACCTCCAAATACTTTATCAAAAAGGACGACAAGAGTAAAACCACCACTTCAACCCTGGCCACAATGTGCTACAACATTGTTGAGGGTAACGACACTGAGGTACACTCAGGTTACCACTACTTTGGCCCTTAAACAACAACACCAACACTTTATGAAAGCAATTTTTATCAACGCCCGCGACAAGCGCGTTGAGCAAATAAACATCGCTAATGATCTTGATGAGCTGTACAAAATTCTAGATGTCAGAGTTATCACAGTAGTATCTTCTCAAGACCCTGCTGTTACAGATGATCTTATTGTAGACGACGAAGCACTGCTCAAAGATGTTTCAGATTTACCAGGAGGTTTTTGGGCAGATTTCTTTCCTTCGCAACCACTGCTAGGCAATGCTCTAATGCTTGGCGTAGATCATGATACTGGTGAAAGCAAAGATTGCACAGTCACTGTAGATGAAATCACTAAGCATGTCAGGTTTCTAACAGATGACGAGCTTAAATATTTTTATAACCTGCTTAGAAACATTCCTGCCGTTGTAATACCACTGCCATGAAAAACACAGTAGAACTTTTAGGATACTATGGAACAGACCTGGTTCACGCGCAATCAGCGTGGACCAGTACGTCCAGAGAGTTGTCTGAAGAAAAACTGGAGAGGGTTGAGAAGCTCTTAACTATGCTGGCTACAGAAGGACATCACACACCATTTGAAAAATCCAGTCTGCACTTCTTGGTGACAGTAGACCAGGCAACGCACATTCACTTGCTCAAGCACCGTATTGGTGTAAGCATCAATGGTGAGAGTGCCCGTTACAAAGAACTGAAGGAAGATAAGACTTACATTCCTGCTGACTGGGTAAATGCCGGTGACGGCGGGCTGGTAGGACAGGACTGGCAGTTGTTGCTAGAAGAACACACTCAGAAAAGCAATGAGCTTTACCATCAGTGCCTGGAAGAATTGACACCACTACTGGGACGCAAGCGCGCCAAAGAGTCTGCCAGGTTCTTCAAGACCATGAACTCTCAGATCACCATGGATGTGATGTTCAACTGGCGATCTTTTGTCCATTTTTTAAAACTGCGCAACTCTGAACACGCTCAAAAAGAAGTTAGAGAACTAGCACAACAGATGCTGCAGTTAGTAAAGGATATTCCTGGCAGTCCTTTTGAAAAAACAATACGGGCTTTTGAACTTTGAGACAGTTCAAAAGGGGTGCAAAAGAAAAAGGGCCTTGAGTAGAAACTCTTG